CAGAGGCATTCAGGAACGTCCGAGAGCAGGACTTGAGCAGTTCATCTTCCTTCGCCCGCCACTCCTCGCACCAGAGTGCCACACTGCCATGGGCATAGACATTCGCGCAAGCATCCTCACCGTCGTCTGCCACATCAAAGCCGATGATCCTCCGTCCAGCAGCCTCAAAGCCAAGTTTTAGATGCGCATCGATAGCGGCCTCAATCCAACTGCGCTTGATGACCGCGCCCTCTGTATCCTCTTTGGGGTTGCCCAGGTAGATGTGCTGGTAATCCTCCTCGGACTCAGCTTTGCACGCAGCGATGACTTCAAGCATAGTCTTTGAAAGAAAAGGGTTCTCTGGATAGTTGATTTTTCTAACCAGTGTTCTTGGCGGTGGATTTAACACGAACTTTTGATAGACAAAATCCGTTGCATACCGGGGATTGAAAACAATAAATATACGCGATCCTTCTTCGCGGATGGTTGGTTCCAGAATCTCCCATTGATCCTTTGTTAAGTCTTCCGCCTCTTCAACCCAAAGTATGTCTATTCCCGATATGCCCTTTATTTCCTTCAAATTCCGCTGAATACCGAGAAAACTAAAGTATGAGCCAGTCGTTTTATGCTCAATGGTGTTCTCGGTGATATTGAATTCATCTTGGATGCCAGCGCGGTAAATGCACTCCTCTATGACGGTTTTGACAGAATCGGTGATTCTATTCTGAAACTGCCTCACGCAGAGAAAACGAACCTTAAACTGAGAGCTTAGGAACACGCAGAAAGCGGCAGTATGATAGGTTTTGGATGATCCGCGACCGCCATACAAAACATGGTTTCTAATGCCTGGAGTCTCGTAAAATCCCCTTAGATTTGGATTAAGCAGACTCATAACGGCTCCAGGTATATCCATATGATTTCTGATGTTTTCCCACTAGCGCCATCCATACGCCGGTCCTTGTTGCCTTGGGGTACCCGTTTACATTAAGCCATTTTGCAGCCTCGGTTATGGAAGCGAATTCGCTTCCCGTCTCGGCACAAACAACCCTGCATTTTGGCTGCGCCTCTGACATATTTATCCGAGCCTGGCCTGAACGTTTCTTACCTCTGTGCCATGAAGCTGTCTTTTCAATTGCAATGGAATCTTTGTGCAATCCGATATGTGATATGCGCATCTTTTGACGCGTCTCTAGGGTGTGATTTTGACCCATCTTTCTCGCGGATACCGCTGCACAGAATTCTTTAGACCGCTTTTGGCCACGCAACAAGGCTGTTCTTTTTTCGATGACCTCAGCGGACTGCTTTCTTTGGAAATGGGCTTTATGTAGTCTTTCTTTCGTCTCTTCTGTGTGTCTATAGCCGGATATACCCTCCCCCCCAGACGTAAAGTTGCATAACGGGGATAGACGGGAGATCGTCTCAACTTCGATCTTAAAGGCATCCTCTTCTGTTAAATTATCAGCTATTTTCTCTGGTACAAACCCATGCTTCTTGGATATGCGACTCCACAAAGAGTTGCGTCCCGTGGAGCAATTCATCCTTTTCCCTCTCCCTTTTCCGACATAGAATATTTCCCCTGTGTCGGCCCGACGATGGACGTACACATAAAAATCTGTAGGCAGGAGTGGAGTGAGGATAGGGGTAGCTGTACTCATTTCGCCTTACACCCCTTGAAATGATTGCCATTGAGTGCGCCGCAATTTGGGCAACACGTTGATTTGGGTCGCGCAGTGGGAGCATTATTTGGCTCCTTCGCACCATCGTCTATGGCCGAAAGACACTGCGCAACTTTGGATCGGGGGCCTGGACTCGAACCAGAGACCTGCGGATTAGGTAGAGGGTTTCGAAGTCCCTCCGTTTTCCGCTGCTCTACCACTGAGCTACCCCCGCTGAGCCGCATGATAATCACTCGCGCTCGGCTTCGCTGCTCACGCTTTGCTTGCGCTTCTATTTCCGCAAGTAAAGGATTCGGAATCCTTAGCGATATGAGAGATGTATCACACATGAATACATTGTACTACGGTTTCTTGGCAGCGTCCGCGTAGAAGTCGCTCAGCGTGCGCACCTGGATCGGCCCGCCATCCTTGCCGGTCACTTCGGTGCGATCAGTGAACAGCTTCAGGTACTTGCCCAGCAATTCAAGGCTTGCCCGCTTATCGGTCAATTTGTACTTCTTCAGCAGGCCGTATGCGTGCTTCTGATCTCCTGTGCCTTCAAACAGTTCCACGAATTCAAAGCCTGCAACCGCCATAGCCGTTTCGTCGTCAAGCTCATGCAGTTGCTTCGGACTTCCGTCCGATTCAAACAGTTTGCGCGGATCAAAAAATGCCAGCTTTGCGATCTCTCCAAGCACTCTTTCTGCGCTAATCTCTAGTTTCGTGAACACTTTGCCCGTTTTCTTGGCAATCTCTGCACGGACCTTAGAATTACTTAGAAGCTGCGCTCCCCAACTATCAGCTCCCTTTTCGCTGTAACCTGCTTTAATTGCCGCACTTGTAGCATTCAGGCTCACACAATACTCCGCCACAAATCGTGCTTGCCGTGCTGTGAGACCTTCAGCCATTTACGCAGCCCTCTTCTCCGGCAAGATCAGCCACCGCTCCGACACAAGCCCGCCCGGATAGCGCACATGCACTACCAGAGAGACTCTCGGCTTGGGAATCGGCTTGACCATTGTCCTTACCATGCGAGTATTCTAGCGCAATTCTGAGATTTCCACAGGATTTCCACAGTTATTCGCTCTTTTCGCTTTCATTCCCTCTTTTGACGCTGTACTCTTATCACAGATCAGTTTGGAGGTTTGGTTATGGTTTTACGTTCGCCGCTACGCGAGTAGGGTCCGGGGAATGTGTCCTCGCTTTTAACTATCGTTGAAAGGAAAGAATATGAATCAGCCCAAAGAGATCGCCCGTCAGACAGTGAATTACATGCTCAACAATGGCATGGACCCAGTAGCCGCTGCTCACCTGCTCATCAGCACAATTGCGGACGAATGTTTCCCGCATATCGGGATGATAGAAATCGACCGCAAGGGAACGCATTTGCTGTGGCGGGCTGGATACCATCTGGCTTTGCAGCAGCCCTCCACGCCCTCCGTAGCTCTCAGGGTAGGGTATTGGGCACGCGGATTTTAACGGCTAGTAAGAAAATGGTGCAATGCTTTGCACTAAATCGAATTCGAGGAGAATGACATGGAAATCAAGAACATTTACGATGCAGTGATTTTTTTCTCGGCAGCGTTGACCATCAAAGACGCGCTGACAGAGGCCATCAAGGCAAAAACCGACCTGCGCGGTGCCAACCTGAGCGGTGCCTACCTGAGCGGTGCCGACCTGCGCGGTGCCGACCTGTACGGTGCCTACCTGAGCTGTGCCGACCTGAGCTGTGCCAACCTGAGCGGTGCCGACCTGCGCGGTGCCGACCTGTACGGTGCCTACCTGAGCGGTGCCGACCTGCGCGGTGCCAACCTGAGCGGTGCCGAGGATATTCCGGCCATAGCTCTCGCGCAAATACAGTTCATCCCTACCGAGGGAGCGTTTACCGGATGGAAGAAATGCAGAAATGGCGCAATCGTAAAACTTGGCATCTCCACATCTGCCAAGCGCAGCCATGGGTCAGGGCGCAAGTGCCGATGCTCAGAAGCGAAGTGCCTCGCCATCTTTGACCGTAACGGCAACGCAATTGCTGATGCAACCAGCGAATATGATACCTCATTTGTCTACCGTGTTGGCAAAATGGCGGGAAGCTGTCAAGCGCACTGGATACAATCTCCAACTCGCTACCGCATCCCGTGTCCTGATGGAAATCGAAAGCCTCACTCCTCAAGCGTTTGAATCCTATTGTGCAAATCTGTACCGGAGTCTTTGAAAGGAAATCTAATGCAAGAGATCGAACTCACACCGACCCGCAAAGATGCGCTGGAATTCGCCGACTACCTGGCCAATCATCCGCAGCCGGAACCAATCCCCTTGGCAGCGCTTTTCGAACTGGCCGAACGGGCACAGATCAGAGCGGAAGTGGTAAAGATCGTAGCCGAGACGACCCAAATTGCGGACGAACGCATCGACTGGCAGGCCATCTGCGAACAGCATGACCCGCAGCTTGACGGTCTGAGACTGGACATTGACGCCGAGCGCAAACGGCAGAACGCGCCAATGCCTGATCCGCAATTCTTTCGGGGCGCAATCAATGGTCTATTGCTCGAAATCATCATCGCCGCTTTCGTATTTCTGATGATCTATGGGCACCGGCTGGCCCTCTGGATCGATTCGTGGAGGCTATCGTGGTAGCGCCATACGTGGCGTGTCTGGCGCTTGGCTTTCTGCTGGGCGTAGGTTTCTGGAAGATAACAAACATCATTCGTGATACGCGCTGGCTCGGGCAGGAACGCCGCAAGGCTGAGCGCAGAAAAGGGGAACTGTGAGCTGCTCTTATCACAAAGAAGGTTGTGCATCTACTGGACAAGTGATTGGCGGAAAGTGGATTTGCCTTAATCATATGCCCGGCGAATTTAACGCCCTGCAAGCCTCACACGAGGCACTGGTAAAAGCGCTTAAACCTTGCCTGGGACACCTTGCTGACTATCTAGATAAGTGCGGTCCTAACAAAGCGCAACCATCTCTCGAGAACGCCCTACTCGCCCTCGCCAACGCGGCGAAGCTGGCCCCCAACCCGTACCAAAAGTGAGGCGAAATGACTGCTCTACTAGTCCTGTCCGCGCCCACCATGTTGGCCGTGGCTGTCGTGATCGTTGTCTACGCATCCGGCCTGTGCCGGGGAAAGAAAGGTGTGCTGTGATTGAGAAACTCGACCCTAACGATGCCGTTACGCCCTATGCCAAGGCCCGCGCCAGGGAAGATGCGCTACTAAAGGCGCTGAAAGCGGTTCTGGATCTCCACTGCTCTATGGATATGGGCGAAACTTCTACGCAAGCGCGGCTACTCATCCGCGAGATCGAAGGCTCCCGATGACACTCCGCAACGGCTCCTGGACCAACCGAACCGACCCGATGTACGACCACTCCCACGAGATGCCGAGCAAAGACTACTCACTCGCAACTGTGGAACTTGAGCATCACTGGTGGCAGGACGTACCCTGGGGCCAAGTCGCCGCCGCAATCGTAATCGCTCTCATCATCTTCGGCGCGTGCAAGTGCGCCGGGTGCTTCGACAGGTAGCCGTACTGCCCCGCTTTTGGCCCTGCACGGCCCCGATATAGGGATAGACAGGGAAACGGGCATGGACGATTTAACAGGTTCTCAAACCACTTGGTGCAATGTTGCACCTTTTTTGAACGAGGAAATATGAAAAGCGGAATTCCAACCAAAGATGAATACAGCATAACGGAAGTGGCAACGATCACCGGCTTCTCCCCCTCAACCATCCTGCGCTGGATTCTCACCGGCCATCTCAAGGCGCATCGGCTGGGCCTGAAGTTCTGGCGGATAAACCAGCCAGACGTTGCACGCATCATCAACCCGAAAGGAAACTGACATGGCAACACCTGGAGAGAGATTCGGACGCGGCGAAGTAGACAAGCCGTATCGTCCAGAGACAACCGCCAACGACCCGCGGGAAATCGTGATCGTGGACGGATGGAATGTACGCGACATGAACAGCGCAGAGACCCGCGAACATATCGCTACTCTCAAGCTGTCCATGCTCACCAACGGCTACGATCCTACGAAGCCTATCAGTGTGCGCTACGACCGAAAGACCGGAGTAAAGACACTCGTGGATGGGCAATGCCGCCTTACCGCGGCTCGTGAATTGTGGGACGAACACCACGAAATCTACGTTCCGCAGATTCGCACCGAAGGCGACGAGGCCCAGCTTACCGCAGCATCGCTTTCGAGCAACGCCGGCCATCCACTCACTCAGTGGGAAATCGGCGAAGGTTGCCGCCGTCTGACCCGGTTTGGCTGGGGCATCGACAAGATCGCCGCCTCAATCTGCAAGTCCAAGAGATACGTGACTGACGCTATTGCCCTGAGCAATGTCTCTCTCGATGCCAAGGCCATGCTCTCCGCCGGAACGGTCACGCCTGGGGCTGTCCTGCACGCTGTCAAGGAGCATGGACCTGACAAGGCGACCGAAGCCCTGCAAGAGGCCATTGCGGCCCAACCCGATGCGCCTGAGCCGCCCCGGGCCACCATCCCCGGCACCGCCAAGCCGTCCAAGGTGAAGCCGGTCGCCCGTCCCAAGGCCGAAAGCAAAGGCGCTCTGGAAATCAAAACGGTTCTGAAGGCGGTAAAGGCGCTTTTGGCAGGAGTGACGGCTGAGGAACTAGCAAGCGAAGATGAGTTTGTCGGTGTGGACCGGGTAAAGCTGGCCGCACTCGCCGCGCTTGTCCGGTAAAACAGAAAGGCCCAATCCGGGAGGAAAGGGCCAATCTGCTTTCAAAAAGGAGGAAGCGGGGATGGACTTCATGTTTTTCCTGCCAAGGTGAACATGAAAGGATAGGTGAGCAGTCTACCCCGCAAATTGATTATTGCAAATTTCAGAACTTTATGCAAGGATGGAATTGCCAAGGTGAAGATGCTTGATTCCTCGACAATTCGTTGCACCACGTCAAGGCTTCCGCTTTCCTGCGCCTGGGCATTCCCCGCGAAAGCGAGGCGGCGCGGTTAGATGATCCTGCATTCCCATAGCGTCGTTATGTTCGACCAGGGCCTAAATCCAGAAATGGGTATGTCTTGGAGCTTGGATGCTGAAACCTTCGGTGTGTCGGGTGGACAGTACGCAGGATTGAAACCCTAGCTGGCGCGTTAACAGACGTGACGGCTGGTGGCCGGAGCGTAGGCGTAGAGCAGAGTCAATCCGGCAAGTCAATCACTCCTCCGTTTCAAGCCTCTCTCCAGATTAAGGCCTCAAGCGAGTATGGGACAGTCAGGCAAATCACCTTCCGAACGCGGTCTACCGGATGTTCCAACTTCCAGCCCGCGCGGGTAATCACGGTTAGCAGTTTTCACTCTCCCGTAGGCCGTATTGCGCCCTGACGATGTGAAAACCCTAATAGGGAAGAGCTTGGAATTTCACTGAGTACATCTTCGATGGCGAGTAGGAATTCCAAGAATTACCCTCAAGGAGACAAAATAATGTGGACTCCAAAGCGGTTTTTCTCCCCTGAGCAAGTAGAAGCGGCCATGACGGCACGCGGTGGATTCAGCCGCCAGTCACTTGCCAACTCGGCGTACCCTTCCCGCCGCCGAAAGGATGGCGCAAGGCGATCACTCAACAGCCTGTGACCTGCAAAGAAATCGTTCGGCGAGGTCGCAAGTGGGGCGCAACTATGCCTGTATACAACAGCCCTTACGACAATCCATCACAGCGAACGCCGGAAGAGTGGTATGCGCTCATTCCCAAACTCGCTCATTGGGCATTCAAATAACCGGATCGGCCCTACTAGAATGAAGTTATCCACAACTTACTTCAATCTTACCCTTGACAACAATCTTACAGCGGAGTAACTTCAACACATGGGACAGAAAAAGGCAGTACCAAAGCGGATTTACGCTCTGACAGACAAGGGGCGCGAGAGGATCGCCAAGGCTCAGCGTAGGCGCTGGCGGGCGTTTCGGAAGGCCAAACAGGAAGCGAAGAAGGAGCAGCGACCATGAAGGGATTCAAGGGATTTAACAAGCAACTTCAATGCACATCGAACGGCAAGTTGTTTCAGTACGAGATCGGCAAAACCTATACTGAACCAACAGCCTCACTTTGTTTCAAAGGGTTCCACTTCTGCTGCAACCCGCTCGATGTGTTTTCATATTATAGTCCAGCAAATAGCCGCTATACGAAAATCGACGCCGCAGATGTAAGCGATGAAACCACCAAAGAGGATTCCAAGCGCGTAGCAATGTCAATCACTATCGGCGCTGAATTTGATCTTAGGTCTCTCATTGGGGAGGCGGTAAAATTCGTCTTTAGCGAAACAGAGAAATCCCCCCCCGGCTGCTCCGCTAACAGCGCCACCACCGGCAAATTCGCTCACAGCGCCACCACCGGCAACTACGCTCACAGCGCCACCACCGGCGAATCCGCTCACAGCGCCACCACCGGCTGCTCCGCTAACAGCGCCACCACCGGCAAATTCGCTCACAGCGCCACCACCGGCAAATTCGCTCACAGCGCCACCACCGGCAAATTCGCTCTATCGAGCGTGAGTGGGAAGAATACTATTGCGGCCTCTTTGGGCGTAAAAGGCAAAGCCAAGGGCACGAAAGGTAGTTTTCTTGTGTTGGCAGAGTACGGCGAGGATAGAGCTATCAAGGCGATGGGCATTGCAATTGTAAGGGGAAAAATAAAGCCCGATACGTTCTATGTGCTCAAGGATGGAAAATTTGTTGAATCAAAATAATACGTTGGAGGATATGGCCATGAACTTTCCAGAATCATTACGAGCGTATGCCAACTGGTGTGATGAGCATCCCACGCTCCAACAGAACGCCAGTATCAACACTTACGGCGAGACGGTGCAGCAGGCGAAGGGCATCATGCTGGCCGATTCCTGCGCGAAACTCGACCTCTCGACGCATAACGATATCGTGTACCTGAGACAGGTGTTCGGCGAAATCACCGTGCAGCACGTCCTACTCAAGAATGACGTGTGCAACCTGGCCATCGTAGACAACAAGGTAGTTTCCGTCCTCAAGCCGGAGTTCGCGAAGTTGGTCACGCCATGAACAACTTGAACACGATGAAAAACAGAATCGATTATTTGCGCGGCGAGGAGAAAAAACTATCCGCAGAACGGACCCAAACGGAAATTGATCTCGCCGCCGCGATTGCTGAAGGCTTGGGGGTTCGCATCGGAACAATCGTAACGGTTACAACCGAACGGGGATATGGGATTGAGAAGCAGCGCGTCATCTCTCGATACCGAGTGTGCGAGATTAACTATTGCAACTACGACCCCAAGCTATTGCGTTTGTGGGGGATCACTCTCCGCAAAGATGGAATAGATGGCGAGAAGCATGAAATATGGAGCGATTGGGAAGTTGAGGTCACGCCATGACCATCGACCAGGCAGTAGAGTGGCAAAGGGCCGAGGATGTAGAGCGCGGCTTCAGCGGTGAGCCGGAGCGGGTGGAGCGGGAATACGATGCCGATACCGACCCGAACTGGGGCATCCACTACGAGCGTGTAGACGGGAAGCTGATTCACGGAGGAAAACTATGAGCGAGAAAATCATGCAAGAGGTCCCGGGGGTCGTTGTCCTTGCAGAGGGAACGACGGCATCCGATTACGCGCTGAAGAATCTCAACAAGGCACTCGGTGAAGCACAGGTAGAATTTCTGCCAGCCGAGAAGAACGTGAAGAATGAATTTGTCGGCTACAAGTACACTCCCCTTGTGGAGATCGTCGCCGCCGTGCGTCCTTCGCTCACAAAGTACCATCTCACCGTTTCTCAGTTCCCGGTGGTTGATCTGGAAAGGAAGACGGTCACGGTTTACACCAGACTCGTTCATTGGGATTCGGGCGAGTGGATGCAAAACGAAATCGAATTGCCAGGAGAACTGGCGCTTGGCAAGGGTGGAACTCCGGTATTCAACCAGCAGACCATCGGCGGCTCTCAGACCTATGGGCAGAAGTATGGATACAAGGCCATCGTAGGCATAGCCGACTCGGAAGAGATGATTGACTCTACCGGCGAGAAAGGCGACTTGCCCTCCCGGCAGACTCGCCAAGGTGCAACATTGCACCAAACCGCCAGAGCGACCAGCACACAGCAGTCAAGTCAACAGGCCAACCAACGTGCAGCGGCCCCGCAGGAGCAAGCACAACCCCAGGCAGGGCAATGCAAATTCATACCTCCGAACGGCCTGACCACGGTTATCAAGGGCGTCCAGGCTGTAGAGGCAAAACCGGCTTCTGAAGGACAGTCAGCACGTAAGGGCTATGTAGTGGTCACCTTCCTTGGAGCCCACAACGGCGTCAGCTTCGCCTCATGCTTCAATACGAAGTATTGGGACTTGCTTAAGGAGAGCGTGGGTCTGGAGTGCAATTTCACAATCAAGGAAGCGGACAAGAACAATCAGCACTTCATCAACATCATCGACGTGTGCTTTGTTGACGGACAAGCGTACTTCGAGGGTAAACCGGTCGTGGAAGGGGAAGCGTAATGACGTAGTTTTCAGCAGTAGACCTTTTGGAAGAAGAAGGGATGCAGTGGCAGGCAGTCGATTCCTCGCAAATCAGCGAGATCGGCTATGAGAGCGGAGCAGAGTATCCGCTTGGAATCAAGTTTCCGCCCAACTAGAAGCAGCAGGCATCAGGGCTACCGGGGAGCGAGTACCGCTACGCCAACGTAACGCCGGAACTGTACGCGGCGCTTGAGGCGCTCGGCTGGCCGGAGTAGCTCAACCAGGGGCGGTGCAAGCTGCCCCGCAACCCTACGAGGAACTGAAATGGCTGAGGCAATCGAACTCTATAAGGCAGACGGGACCACGGCAGGCATCTTCTATTGCTCTGAGTGCCGCATCGTTTATGCATCCAAAGAACAGGCCGACTGGTGTCATGGTGAGCATCTCTGCGCGTGTGGAAAAAAGGTAACGAAGGGGCACTTCCAGCACATGTGCGAAGAGTGCGCACGTAAGGATTGGCACGATAAGGAAGAAGCCAAGGAAGCCGAGCGTTTCGAGAAAGCAACCAAGATCAAGGCATCCGATTATGCCGGTGATCACGTCATGTGCGGAGATAAGTTTTACGATTCCGTCGAGGACGCTGTTGACCAGTTTCTTGAAGGCCAAGAACCGGATTACGTGTGGGCGTGTCAGGATTCGCACTTGCCAAAAGTCGATCTTGAGGATGTGACCTGCAACCTTTTGGATAACATGTGGGACGATGCCGATACTTCGGACCTGAACGGCATTGAAGAACTCGAAACAGCACTTGGTGCCTTCAATAAGGCGAATGAGTCAATATCGCTTTGGGAGCCAGACTACTCGACAGCGATCTTGGTCGAGAAGCGCAAAGAATCAGATGAGTCAGTGTAAGAGGTGCCAGAAAGACGGCCTACGATGGGTCCAGACGGACGGCAAATGGCGGCTCTACGCAGGCGATACCCTCCATGTATGCCAGTGGACCAAACCGCCCGTCAGAACGCCGCAGAGGGCACGCGCGGCACAGAGCGCGTTTACCGCGGGCGTGGCAAAGTGGGAAGCGAAGCAGCCGCCGAAGGAGCCGTTCCCGCGTGAAGCTGATGGAGACTGGCAGCATCCGTACTGGGCGTTCACTGACTATGTGGTAGACAGAAAGATCGTTCCAAAGAATCCGCAACAGATACCGATGTTTTCAGAAATGGTGCCATAAATGGGATGGATACCTGTCACAGATCAGAGACGAACGCCGGGTGGAGACTGGGTACCTGTCAAGAACCCTATGCGCGGGATGCGATTCTCGCCCATGGGAGATGGAACCGGATACTTGGCAGTGCGCTACGACAAGGCGCGTTACATCTACGAGGGGGTTCCACAACACAGCGCAGATTCACTCAAGAGTACCCGCATGGCCAGCAGCTATCTACGGCAGCATATCCGTGACAAATGCACCTTTGTGGAGGTCAAGGCTTATGAGAATCTGGAATCGTACCAGGCGGATGAGGGGGCGATACCGGAGAAGAAGTTTGCGAGGGTGCAAGAGATTCCAGACGGGACCGCAGAGCCGCAGATGTCACTATTTGCGCTGATGGACCTGAAGAAGAAAAGGAGAGGACATTGAAAAAACTGCGCATTGGCGAGCTTGAGCAGGTTGGAACTTGCGAGATCGCAACCAGGCATGGTCGTATGAAGTGGCCAGTATTTATGGTTGTCGGTTTATGGGGATTGACTCCGCCTCCACAATATGGCGCACGCAAGCCCAGTACAGACAAAGAATGGCTGGCCGTTACGCACCTTCCCACGGGTGTTCGCGGCGGAGATGTAAGAGTTGACGATCCGCGCAAGAAGCAGAAATTGGAGAAGTATGCACAAATGTTCGGCGGCGCTCGTACATACGATGGAGTTCTGCGGAAATATCGGAAGCTCTCGAAGGACCAGAAGTTGTGGATCAAGCGGCAAGTCGTATGGTTGCTGCCATCAAAGGTGGTGAAGCCATGACCGATACCGAGCTAGACCCGACCGCGCTCAATGGCGAAGTGCTTAGCCTCCTGAGAGAGCATCACGCCTGGCATACGCCCTACACGCTCAAGCAGCGCATCGAGGCGCTGACGGGCCGGTGGGTATCGGACTCCACGATTTGCAGCCGGATACGTGACCTTCGGCTGGACAAGTACGGGGCGCACCAGATCATTACGGAGCGGTTGTTGCACTCGCACACTTGCAGGTATAGGCTGGTGGGTAAATGAGCAATGACCGCAAGCACGTACTCTGGCAGTGCCCACTTTGCAACGTCACAATGTCTGGCTTTCTGCTCCCAGGCGAATCAACAGTACGGTTCTGTGGGCGCATTCCATCGGGGACGACAGAGCGCAACAGCGACGGATCACCAAAGCGGTGTGGTGGCTTGATGAAGGTGCTGATGGACAATCGGCCACTGGTGCACCAGCCGCGAGTGATGGACGCAACAGAATCAGGGCAGAAGGCGAGAATCATCGCAGCGTGCGAGGCCGCTATCAAGGCAGTGATTGCCGGGACGGGAACGGCGGCTGAGGTGCTGGAAGAGATGGGCAACGGGTTGAAGGGAATACGGGTTAGAAAAACGAAATGAAGAGACGAATAAACATTGAAGTATCGGACGATTCCATTTCACTGGAAGACGCGGTTAAGTGTGTCGCGGCGGTAATCGGTCAGGGGCGTATCAGCAACGACAGGAAAAGTTTTTGTTATGCCACTCGCATTTTTTCTCATGAGGTATCGGTATGGGCAAAGGTTAACAAACTGAGCGCGGCGAGTGAATTAGCGTCCAGCGATAGTTTCTTTGTTCTCCCAGATAAACAGGATAGGTGAAGGGAATACGGAGGAAGAAAGCATGAGCCAAGAAAAGCGCAATCAGATGTATGAATGTATGGCTGGCGACGCCCTTGAATTAGTTAAAGGATCGCGCAATCCTGCGGACCAAAGGGTTGTCCTAGTTGGGTTATGCTTGGCAGTTCAAATGATGTTAGAGGATGAACCAAACCCTGAAGATGAGCATCCATCGCCATTTCCTACCGGAGTAGAGGCATGAAAGACACGGAAAGAGTTCGCCGTATGCTGCTAGACGTAGTGGATGATTGCAAGGAAACTCCTCCAGAGCAGATGCGCATCCAGTTGCTTGCGGCTGGCTGGACTCCTGTCAATCAGAGCGTCTGGCGGCATCCTGATGGAACGCTCCATATTGGACCCTATGGAGCATGGAAGAAAATGTGTGCGGAGATTCGCGGGGTGAAGGCATGAGCGACATTAAGCAGGCGGGTAAATGGCTAGAAGAAGGAAAGCATGTACGCCGCTCCACATGGCTGCACAACGCACGCATCGGACGCCAAATCGCTCCTCTGTGCCATTCGCTATTAGAGCTTTTATGGGATGAAGGCCCAGTCGTGCATCGTGGCGAATTCATTCTTAGCGTCTCAGACCTGACTACCGAGGATTGGGAGATTGCCAAGTGAACGATCTAGTCACAGGTGCAACATTGCATCCCACGCTCTGCGCTCCTGATTTTCAGGCCATAAGGCAATTGGGCAGACCCGAAGCAGGAACGCGTCTCAAGGCCATCCTGACATCACTGGTGGGCGCTGAGGAACACGCGCTAGACACGATATTCCATGTGCGGCTTCAATGCTTTCGGATGGTGCGGGAGTTGGAGACGTGGAAGGACGATGTAGATCCGGAGATGGACCGCCCATTCAAGTCGCTGGACCGCTGGACGGAGTGCTTCTTCCCCGACCAGCCAAGGTATGCCAAGGCAGCGAAGGCGGCTGATGAGTCCCTGGCCGGCGTCCCGATGGAGACGATTAACAAGATCAGCGTGTCGAATCTGATGCTGCTCTCCAGCCCCGGCGTGTCGGAGAAGGTGCGCACCAAGCCGGACGTATTGCAGACCGCGCAGACCTCCACCAAGAGGGGATTGCTGAACTATCTGAACCAGAAGCATAACCAGAAGCTCGAACACGCTGAACCGGTGATGCTGCCCAAGGATGGGAAGAGCCGGTTTGATGTGGCGATCACAATGGCGCTGGCTTTGGATGCAAAGACACAGCCAGAGGCAATCGAGTACATCGCAGAGACGTATATCAGCGAGAACGCGGTTCGGTATCAGAAGTGGATTGAGGAGCAGAAGGCATGAGCGCAATAGCCCCACAGCGGGAAGCATGGATACTCCGGTTCGGGCTTAGCTATGTCCAGCCGAGCCACAATTTACCTGATGCGTTGCTTGCTCAGCTTTGCAGATGCAGGGACGATTCCGCAAGACGGCTTATTTTGGGGTGTTCACGATGAAGATATTAGTGGCCTGTGAATTTTCCGGTGTGGTTCGTGAAGCGTTTAGAAAGTTGGGCCATGATGCTTGGTCCCTCGATATGATCCCGGCTACAGATGGGAGTGAGTTTCATATCGTAGGTGACGCTTGGGACGCTTTGCTTCCATACACCTACCAGTGGGACATGATGATTGCCTTTCCGCCTTGTACTCGTCTCGCAGTCAGCGGCGCTCGATGGTGGAAGGATAAGCAGAAAGAGCAGATACAAGCGATAGACCTGTTCATGCTGTTCGCCAACGCTGACATACCTAAAATCGCTATCGAGAATCCCATCGGCCTGATGTCGAGTCGCTGGCGCAAGCCCGACCAGATCATTCAACCTTGGCAGTTCGGCCACGGCGAAACAAAGGCCACTTGTCTATGGCTCAAAGGATTGCCGAAACTAGTGCCGACAAACATTGTCGCCGGGCGTGAGCCGCGCGTCCACTATGAGTCACCTGGCATCAAGAACGGACTCACACGTCAGCAACGCAGAAGCACCACACTACAAGGGATTGGCGATGCGATGGCCGAGCAATGGGGGAATTTATGAAACCACGCAGGCCATTACCGCGCAGCACAGTACCGATCCCGAAGAAGAGCGCACGTATCCGCCGCAAGCCATTTCCTGACGCGAAGGACAAGCGGGAGCCGATAGTTATCAGAGTCATGGAAGATGGGCGAGAGCGAATCAATATGCTCACGAAGACAGGGCGCGACATTTACAGGGAAAGAAAGTTTATCGCTTGGGTTGCGCAAGATGGACTCTGCGCTATATGCGGTAAGCCAGTAGGATGGGAAGAGTGTGAAGCAGACCACATCCGGCCGCGATCAGTGAAGCATGATGACCGGCAAGAGAATATCCAGGCAACGTGCCACGGATGCAACTGCTTTCGGAAAGGATCGCAACAGAACTATTCACCGAAAGGAAAACACCATGGCAACACTGAGTGAGATGGCAAGCGGAATCGCAAAACAGGCGACGAGTATCGGGATGGAAGCGGCCACGCTGGCGCTACGGCTGGCCGATGCGGAGTGCAAGGTTACAGATAGGATGCAGGGAGTTGACTGCCCTCTATGCGAGGACGCGACTCTGCATACCCACGGAACACCTGCTCCCAAATACGATCATGAATGCGGAAGAACCTGTGCTGGCGATGGGTGCGTATGCCCATGCCATAACACGCAGTCCGCTCCGGCAAACTTCGCCAGTGTAGGGTCTCCATTCACGTCAGAGTCAGATAGGACTCCCGCCCCTGCTCCGGTAGACGGCGCTCTGGTGGAGAGCGCATGTACAGCATTTATGACTGTACCTTGGACTCCTAAGCAACCTCAGCATCTGCGCGAACCTATTGCGGCAGTAATCCGCCTCGTCCAGCAGGACAGCAATGCGCGGTGGGAGAAGGCGATACGCAAAGGTTTGGCAGACCGCAAAGAACAATATGTGGATAGCGTTTTGTTTGACATTCGCTTCCACGTAAAGGCCGCACCACCCCCGCCCACACTTCAGGAGCGCATCACGGAACGGTTTAAGACGCAACGATGTATCAACAGCAGCGTCTGGAACCCGGCAGAACTCGCGGCTATTGTCATGGAAGAGATCGCAAAGGAGACGAAATGAAGACACTCGCAGTATTTCTATTTGCAGCGGCACTCTCAGCGCAGACAGTCAAGCCTGCGCTGCCAGTTGCAGATCACAATAAGCAGGAGCAGCAGACAACTCCGACAGGAGTATATTTGTACGAACCTCCGTGCGGGTATAGCTACTTTTCGGCCACGAAAGACGCTAACGGGGTATGTCGCTTGACTGCCAATCTTCACTTTGGACCTGATTATGCGGATTGCCGTTTTGTCTCTACGGAGGACGGCAAGGTACTTCAGATTGTATGTACCTGGAAGCCAAAGGAGGCCGCAGATGCGCCACCACCGCGCAACTGACCGAACTCCCAAGTGCCAACACTGCCGTCATCCGCGAATCGAGCATGAGCCTGGGCGTGGATGCCAGCGTGAGGGATGCTGTTGCCAAGAATCGGGGAATGATTCAATGGAAGAGGAGAAACAGTGAGCGAGACGCAAGAGATCACCGGGCCGCTGGTACGGATGATTAACCAGATGGGACACTTCGCGCTGCGCATGAACAGCGGAATGGTTCGCGTCAAGGGCGGATTCATGCACCTGCATGACAAGGGGACGGCAGATATTCTGGTGTTCTTCCGCAGCGGGCGCGTAGTATGGCTTGAGACCAAAGACCCCAAGGGAATCACACAAAAGCAGCGCATTGCAGACCAGGCGGCGTTCGGGGAAAAGGTGCGCGGCATGGGACACGAGTACTACATCGTCAACAGCATTGACGAAGGACTGGAGAAAGTACGATGAAAGGAAACTTTGACGGCATCCGAGCGCAACCGAGCAAGGAACCGATACCGCAGCTATGGAAGAAGCCGGAGGTCTGCATCTGCTCGAAGCCATTCGTGATCGATGGACATACCTGTTTCCCAGTAAGCCCATCATGTGAGATTCACGGAATTCGGTCAGACTACATCCCGCAGGCTTGCCACATCTGTCAGGAGAAGCGGGTTGACGCCAAGAGGAATACACAGGTAAGCGGGAAGGCGCAATAAAAAGGGAGGCCCTAAAAGCCTCCCGCTCTGGCGCTATCCTCCTGCTTTGGATTTATACCCTGTTCCACAAATCAATCTCAGCCTGCCGTCGCGCCACCATGCCGGACTGAATCTGCTCGACCCCATGCGCATCCTTGGCGTATATCCAGCCGTGCTGCGTCCCGTCTCCGGCCACGCGGTAAAGCTGGTAAGGCACTTGGTCTACCCCATGCGCAAGGAGCTGCCCCAGGGCACCCACGCCGCATTCGTGCGTGAAGTCTGAGAGGACGTCCCATTGGTTCTGCGTCAGCTTCAGGTTGTGCGCCGCGATAGCCTTGTCCCACTTGGCAACGTCATCTTCGAGAATGATCCATGCTTGAAGTTTGGTGATGCCGTGGGGATAGCTCTCTCCGACTAGAAGATCATGGCCGTAACCGATGACACTGTGCCCGCAATCCGGCTTGACTGTGGCCGTAAATCCTTCCCGTGCTGCGATGAAATCCAATCCCGCTTCTGATGTGTGCATGCTCCCTCTTTCTCTACCATTTTGTCCACTCAAGCAAAATGGTTACCTCATGAAAAATGAGCCGCTAGTTGTCAAATCTAGCGGCTCCCCAAGTGTGTGCAGTGGAAGGTTAGACGATCTCTGACAACGGCTGTAGCGAAGACGGATCAATCGCGATCTGCGCCTTCTGGTAGGCCGCAATAGCCGCTTGCAGGTCGTTCACACCCTCGCTGATATCGCCCAGGATTACCGGGCTGAGACTGGTGTCTGCCTGAAGTGCGGTAAGCGCCGTCTGGAGCGCCGTTAAGCTTGAAGCAACTGGCGTCTTGGTTTGGATGCCGGTGATTATCTGGCCGAGAGCCGTAATCATGGCCGGAATAAGGTTGTCGATGCTGCTCGATACGCCGAACCCTTTGAGAACGGCCGGAAGAAGCGTGCTGATGAGCGTAAGGATGGTCAGAAGCATTATTTCACCTCTTGGACGAGCGTCTGAATCGCGCTCAGATTCTGTGTAACGGCCAGCATGGCGTCAATGAGTTGCTGAGGCTCTCCGGCTGCGGGGTTGGCCACAAGTAGGGCATGATAGCTTCCCACGGCGCACGGTTGGCCTTGGGCGGGAGCGCCACAGTAGATGCGGTCGGCTGCATTCAGGGATGCAATGAACTTGTTTACCACCGCTTTCTCGGTAGCATCTGGCGTGTGCTTGCCAGCGACTACGTTGGATTGGTAATTGACCACGGCGGCATGAGCAGCTTCGAGGTTGGCGCTGATACGGGCGTCCGTGGCGTTGATGGCGTTCGCGGGGAGCGGCGTGTTTGCAGCCTTGCACCCAACGAACAGGGATATGGCCAGCATAAGGCTGGCGAATAGAGTAAATCGTTTCACTGAAAGCCTCATTTCGTTACGACTGTGGTTTCGGTTGACGCGGGAACCGCTGGCGTGGTGACGGTCGTTGCGGTAGTGGTCACGGTGTTTGTCGGCAGCGCATCGTTCTGAAGCATTCCGACCCACACGCGGGCAATGGCGGCAGCACAGGTAAGAACGCCGCACACTTCTGTGGCCTTGGGGTTTGCTGTGGTAGCGAGGTAGGCTGTGAGCGGTCCCACAGTGCCGATGAATGCCGCCAACAGGCCAGCGGTAGTTGTCTTCCAATTGCTCATTCGGTTTCGTCCTTGTCTTTCATGTCGTCGGGATCGGGCAAGTCCA